GGATTAAAAATACGGTAAGCCTTGTTGACTTCATTTATTCTTTTCTGAAATTCATTAAAGTTTAGTTTTTTCATAAGTTACCTATAATAGAGCAGCAGGACAACAACCTGCGGCTTTCGCCGCTGCAGAACGTAGATCTGTTGATCCAGAACATTTAATAACAACTGGAACACCATTAACGGTTATAGTTCCACACTTTGATCCAGCGGTGCATCTAGCAAGTACGCTTGAAGAGTTGCAAATAAATCCGTCTAAGCAAATACAATCGTGTTTGGGAGTTACACAATCACAACCGTCACAACCGATGGATGCTTGAGAACCTGTGAGTCCACAAGCATATAGATAAGTTGTAATTTGTACACGACACTCGCTCGGCTCTGTTAAAACAGAAATACTGTGTGAATAATAAGATACATAACTAGACGTAACAGCTAATTTTAAAGTATTAATCACAACTCCGCCGCACGTTACGGTTATTGTCGGATTGTTTACGCAGTTAGGGTTAGTCGCCGGTGCCGTGTAAGTAACAGAAGTCCCAGTCGGAGAGCTTAAAGAACCTGATGTTGTTGACCAATAATAGGTGTCTCCCTCACTTCCGCCCGTAATATAAAGGGTTTGTGAAGCCCCTGCTGCCATTTGAGGTGTCGTAGCATGGGCTGTTCCCTTACATCCACCTTCAATAGTAATGTCTTTATAATCGCAAATCTTGCCCATGTCAGAACCTAAATATGGTGAAACCGTTATTCTGTCACTTCCCGACGTGTCCGGTGCGGTGTATGTTCCGCCAACAATTCTTCCACGGTCTGCATCCCAACTGTATGAACAACCTTCTAACCCACCAGAAGCCGTATATTCAGCATCCGCACCCGGTGCAACACTAGCAGGCCCGCTTATTTTCATACTACTAGGACTGCAACACCAATGCGGCATATAAATCAAAGGACACTTTTTCGCATATTCCATTAAACGTTGATATTCACTATCAGTCGGGAAGAACCCATGAGGGCTAGAACCAAACAAACTAACCCACAATTCGTAACAAGTTCCCTTCGGAACTGTATTGATTATATCAACGTCCGGCAGGTCTGTCGGGTCAAAGAACTCTGGGTTTTGATATTGATACTCCAATCCTTGATAATCAGCATCAGACAGATATGGTAACTGGTTCTCTGATTCCGCAAACGCACCAAAAGAGTCCTGAACATACTTCTGACTGGTCTGACGTTGAACATCCTCAAAACCGTCATCCGTCCAGTAAGGTAGTCTTGAATATTCTTTGTTTACGACAAGGTGTCGTTTGTTGGGTGGAACTCTCACGTAGTCACCAACTGCATCTTTTCTGATACATACATTAAAGTAAAAGCATCGCTTCCAGAATTGCTCAACTTAATTCCGATATGACTTCCCTGTGTGTTCGGGTGTTTCTGGTCTGATGTTAATTCTCTGGTCTTAAACATCTTGTGCCTTAAATAATAAAGCGCAAAGCTTCCATCCGTGGATGATTCAAACTTTAAACTTAAGTGCTTGCCTTGAAGGTTAGGGAATCTGATTCTCTTTCTAATCAGTTCAGCGGCTTCCATCGAGTCAGAGGCAACGGCTGATTCCGCGATGTAATCCACTAAATGAAGAGCATCCATTGTGTCAGTTACTTCTGCTGATTCAACGGTAGGCCCGTAAGTAGTTCTTTCGTTTCCGAAAACATCCGAAGCCACTGCCGATTCAGATATAGAATCCACCAAAAGCAGCGATTCCATCAAATCGGATGCAGACGCGGATTCAGTTGTGGAACGTTCTGTTTCAATAGACCGTCCCATTAAGTCCGTAACTTCCGCTGTCTCGGGAATGGAATCAACTAAATGAAGAGCGTCCATTGTGTCGGTAGCAGTTGCAGATTCAGAAACGGCATCTACAAGGTGCAGGGCTTCTATTGTATCAGAAGCCGCTGCGGTTTCAGTGGTTGAATCCTCGACAATTCCTACACCCGCAAATCCGTCCGGGACGCTGTAAGCAAAAGCACTAGCCCCGAAATTGACAGTGTATTGCGTTGTGTTCTTAGCCGAACACATCGGATAAACAGTTCCAGAAAGGTTGGAGTATTTCGGGCTTGACCCATCAGCAGGATTGCCGCTTGTCCAAGTTCCATTTTTCCTCCACCATATCTTTCCGGCATCCATATCAATCGCAATGGAAATTACATCGCCAGTTCCCCATGTATTCCCGGCTATGGTATAGTTGCCGTCATTCCCGTAATAGTTGTTCTCTTGAAAAGTCCATCCAGTAGCACTACTCGCCATCTTAACATCAAGGCCAACAGAGGAAGAACCCACACCGATTTCCGCGCCGCTATTTGCCGTTGCAGAATTAACGGTTATCTCCCAATACCACTTTCCGGTTGACTTGCCTTTAGTCGCCCGGACACTGTGGTTTGCAGACGCATCCGCGTTAGAAGCGACCAAATCACTTCCACTAAGGGTTATGGACGCGCTTTTATCTAATGGGTTCCAAGTTGCCATTTACAACCACTATGCGTTTGCTATTGAAATTGTGCAATAAATCTTAAACGTATCGGTGCTTTCAACTGGCTTCCCTGCGCTGAACTTTGAATAGCAAAATAACGTCCCGCCGCCTGCTGTGTCATTTTTGGTATCAGCATCAGTCCCACCACCAACTAAAGCACCACCGTAAAGTGTTTTGGTTTCCGATGATGTATAGACTGCTTTACTTGCTGAATTTGTAATGGACTGCGAACTAGCCGCTGCTTCGACAAAAGCCTGTCTGGTAGCCTCTGAATACCCATCCCATTCCGTAAAGACTGGGACTGCATAGGTCATAGTCGCAGCCGCCGTGGTATCCGTTTCGACTGGGAATATATACCAAGTAGCAATCTGTGTCGCTTCATGAAACATTATATTAAGCCACGCATTAAGTCCCTCGTTGGTAATGATATTAGGTCGGTCTAATTCCGCCCATTTCAGATTTCCGTATTTGTCGTAGCATTCAAAGTTCCAACGTGAACCGGCAATGGCCCTTAAAAGCATTTCTCTTTTGGACTCAACACTTGCGCCCATTATATCTTTTGCTCCTGATTTTTCTTCCATTATATCCTCCTATGTTGATATTGTTATTGCGTCTTTTGCTATGGTGTCTGCGTATGGCGTTAAGGTGCAAGCCCCGTTTACTCTTACAACTATTTCATCCAAGAACAGGTCATGTCCTTGTCCATCATATTCCATTGTCAAAGACCCTGTAAAGGCGGTTGAAACATCCGTTGCCCCGTAATTCGTCCTGTAAATTGTCCCGTCCGCCGTCCCGCCGGCAACCTGTAAAACTGTAAACTGCCCGGATGCTGCCTCGACTTCTGCATGACACGAAAAAGGCTGTGTAAGAGTATCCGTTGACCACTTGCCTGTCTTAACGTCATAGACTAAAAAGACGTTGGGAACTGTGGCACTTGCGCCCGAAACTATCCCCATTCTGACCACGTTATACAAGGAATCGTAGTCTATCCAGTGTTCGGACTCGTAACCCCTTCTGATACAGACTGATTCTCTGGAATCGAAGTAATCCTGAATATCGGTTGAGATGCAGACGATGTTCTTTCCATCGGTCATAAACGCACCGTATCTTGAAAGAAAAATAGCAACTGCTCTTCTAACTACTTTTTCATTCGGATCAACATTAGGAACATCTTCAATAACAACTGCACTTTTGGCGGAGAATGTCCCTAATACGGTTGAAAGAACCCTCTTCCCGAATGTAGCAGGTGAATAACCTTCTATAAGCGTCAAACACCCCCCGTCCTTACCCTTTTCTTCCTGCCACACTAAAAGTTCATTGTAGAATTTCTTTATGCAGATAACTCTATTCGCTCTGCCGTCTCCAACGTCTTGCAGGGCGGAATCTTCTCCGTTGATAACCATTGGATTGTAAGCGTTAGAAATCATGATATAGCCTGGAGCTTTCTCGAAAGAATATGCTGCACGCTGTTTAAAAGATGAAAGGGCATAGCACTTGCCCATAGAATTAAGATTAAAATAAGGCATGGTTTCGATAGAAACAACCATATCCGCAGTAAGGGTCTGACTGAATGAAACTTCATACCAATATGTAAATTGGTTTGAACTCTGAAACATGGTAGGTTGCTCGTCGGTAGGATGGTTGACTGTCACCCATCCGTCAGAAGCAAAGGATTTGGAATCAACAATCGTTGAATCATTGGCTGTTAAAGCGGCAAACTCCGTCCCGTTCCAGTATTTTACCGCAATCGTTGTAGCTGCTGTAGCGTTAGGCACTTCACCCACGGACGCATAGAATCCACTGATAGGATCAACGGAATTGAAATAAAATTTATCACTTGAAGTAAGGCCGCCGATTTCCACTACATCAGAGGCGTAATACTGATAGGTAGCGGTTGAATTGATATAAACATAAGCCTCGATTGAAGCAACTGGAACGCCATCCCATAAAGACTGAATTTCCATCCAATCGGAATTATATGTGACTTCACTAACTTCCACTTCGGAATCCAAAGCACCAGAATCAAGGGACAATCTATACCAATATCCGTTTGCCCCAAACATATACTTGGGTTGGTGATCGGCAGGCATTGTCCAAGTCATTGTCGCTCCGGTAGTGGCTAATGTCGCCCCTCCAGAAGCGGTGTTGTCGGTAAAACTCGTTACTCCAGTCCACGCACCGTTCCAATAGTGCATTTGTGCTGCTGCCGCGCTTCCATTTGGTTTTGTAATTGTCCAGGTTAAAGTATCCGCCGGTGTTTCAGTTCTGATAAATACGCAGTCATATTGCGCCAAAGTTCCTAGCGAATCCAGAATTGCATGAGTAGTTTGGTCATCGTCTGCTACGTCAATAGAGTAGTCTTCACCCATTTTTGGAATATCGGGTATTGCAGCGGCGCCTTTATAAACGATGAAATTGGAAACGCGTTCGTTTTCCCCGCTGAATATTCTGGGATACCCCGTCCCATCCGCATACAAAAGATGGTCATCAATAACAGCCCACGAAGCGGGTAGCATCGTTCCGGTGGTGTTATAAACACTTGAACCAAAGGTCGTCCCTACAGTCGGAGGGTTGTTGGCAGCCTGTAAAACATCCCCATCGGACATTTGAACATAGAACTTTATCTGACTCTGCTTACCTTTTGAGAATCCGAAAAGCGTCATAACCTTATTCACACCATCCGCAGTCGTGTTCAGTTTGGCGCATCCTTTTCGTTTGACGAATCCCGGCCTCAAAGGTCTTAGATTTACAATCTCGGAAAACCCACCCAAAGGTAGTTGGTGGATTTCATGGACAATATCAATACCACCTTCAAGAACCTGATAATCCAAAACACCAATCAGTCTTCCGTCATTCAATCGGCTATTCGTACCTTTGACGGGTGTTAAAACAGGATCAGTTTTGTTAATGGTTCCACCTTTAATCATATCGCGTCTCCGAGCGAGCCGTGGGAAGATTGACTAGATTATAACGTGCTGTATAACCAAGTTCGCTTTTATAAATCTGTTCGTAAAAGTCCGACACCACTACATTACTTCTCTTTAAATACGCAACATGACAGGCGTATAGGACTATCAGTGGCCTGAAAGCAGGAGGTATTTCTGGAATCTGCGAATCAACAGTTAAATCAGTTGGTTTGTCGTAAATATACCCGTTTAACGTGTAAGTGGCGTCCGGCAAAGGGTCAATGCCGATTTGATCCAACCCCTGCCACCAGTGTTTAGGAGCGCCGGAAGTCGCTAAATGTCCGTCTGCTACCGGGTAAATCTCGATAAGAGAAACAGGCGTTGTTGTCAGATATTCAATCGTATCAACGTCATAGCCTGTAACGCTAACGGTTCTTACCCCGCTGGTTGTGCTTAGGGAATCTATGTTTTGAATGCACCCGGCAATTTCGGCAATTTCTCTTATGCCGTCATTGATTAAATAATTAAGTTCCGTATTGCTCCAAAGTTCAGGGGTGTCCTCATCCAGCAAGTCTCTTAGTCGTGTTCGGATACCTTTTAGCGTGTAGGGATAAGCATCCAAAGTCAAATTGGAGATTGTGCCAGTGAATACAGTTGAACCTGCTCCATCACCGACAGAACTAGCCGCCCACAAATACCGCCAGTCTTTTGCCTCTGTTAAGGTTACGCTAATAGTGTCAACAAGTTCGCAGTATTCTCTGTCGGAGTAAATATAACAGTATAGAGTTCCGTAAGTCCCGACCGATTCATCTCTGACGATTCTCACATAGTAATCCGTCGCTAAAGACAAAGCAGAAGAAGTGTCTGATGTACTTACAGTGGAATTTCTTTCTGTAAGGATTAAGACTCCGTTTGTCCAGTTAAGCGCAATTAAGTCTGTGTCGGCTGTGATTAGGCTTCCTACCGGGTTTGCAATAGAATCACTCATTGCCCACAAACAACAAGACTCCGCTCCCGTCCCAACCGTTACTTTAAAATTCAGACTATGCTCAAAGTCACCGGAAAAATACCCGGCACTGAAGTCATACACCAACTGCATGGTTTCGTCGGTGTCTAGTTCGGCAATTGTCAAGGTATTTGTCGCAACTGTCAGGCGGGAAGAGGTATCGGTTTCCGTGTATCCTGTGTAATTTTGTAGATTACTCATTGCTCACGGCCTCCGGTATGCTGGTCAAAATTCTGGAATCCTGCTTAGTGTAGGTTCGCGTAAACTTCTTGATCTGGATAGATTCAATGTAGCGATTATAGGCAAAAGCTCCCTGCTCTCTTCTTCCTTTCCTCATGTAACATCGTGAAACGGCATACCAAATCATGTCCTCATGATAGACTGCCGGGATAGAAGGCTCGTCCGTGTCGGAACTCATTTCAGTTAATGGGTAGTCGGAAATCGTGGCATAGAGTGTATAAGCAGATTCAGGAACAGGCTCGATAAGAATCAATCCCCCCCATTGTGTCCAGTATTGCGGAGTAGCCCCAGTTAAAGGCAGTCTGCCAAAATGCTTCAAGGTAATTTTTGGTAAACCTGTTCGTGTTCCTGTAACAGGGATATATTCAAGGTTTTTCACCTTAAATCCAGAAAACCGAACCGTTCTTAACGAAACCGTTGTAACCAGGGTATCTATGTGTTCCAGACACCCGGTCTTTGCTGCTATATCTCTTTCAGCGTCGTTTAAAAACCTGTTTAACACTGCGCTGGTAAAGATAGCAGAGGTTGAGTCCTCATTGGTTATCGTCAGAACTCTAGTTCTTAAATCTGAAAGGTCCGGATAGGCCATCCCCACTCCTAAAGGTTATCCCAGTCAACCGCTTGTGGAAATTTAACCGGCGCTCTTCTGTCATATCGGTTCGCAATCAAGTCCACGTTCTCAATGACCATCTTACTCAAAAGTCCCTCTGCAGGCATACCCTCGGTCTTCGCACCTCTAAAATACTTGACGGCGTATTCAGCAATCAAATCATCAAAGAGTTCATTGAAGGGAAGAGTAGCAGTGGTGGTAGTAATGGAAGTCGGCCTCTGGAAGTAATCAGCCTTGATGGTGTAGTCCGAAGAGGTATGAGGCGTAACGTAGAGTTTTGTCCCTCTGATTTTGTAGTGTCTCGGTTCGCCTGTTGACGGGTAGGCAATTTCAACCTCCACAGAGGGCAATGGTGTCAGGGTATAGTCTTTGCCGTCAATATAGGGTTTCCCCTTCAATCCCCAAAAGTCAGTGGGAAGATACCCGAAGGAAGCGTCGGAGGTAATCTTAAACGAGCTTGCGATGGCCGCAACCACAGAATCAGTAGAGGCTAGTGTCAAAGTTCCTACCGTTGCCGTAGCTATCCGAAAAGGCCCCGGATTGCTTGCGTGTGCCGTGGTAATCGGCATATCAGCAACAAAACCTTCTGCGACAAACTGGTTTGCCGCGTCGGTAATGGTATCCGGGTTGGAATCCGCAAACGCCATAGACGCTGTATAGTCCACCGACGCAAAGACCTTTACTTCCATCTGGCCGGTGATTAAATCAGACTCCAAGACATACAGTCTTTTGGCGATGGTTCTGACGGCCTGATCCACTACATGAACCAGGTCGTCAATAGTAACCTGTATGTCAGGCCGATATTGGATATACTCGTAAATAGTCGCAACAGTGGACATTTAAGCCCCCAAGAAGATAGTTCTGATTGAAGTCAACTCCGACAAATCCTCTCCGTTTTTAACTTCCATAGGCACAGACTCGATCTCGTCGGGTCTCCCGTAAACATACATGGCCGTCCCGGTGGTAATAGATTTGCCAGTGATTCTTGTCCCGGGATACATGAGGTCAAGTTTCGCCTCGTCAGTTCCGGCACTGCCTGCCAGGGAAATGAACTCTTCCGTGACGGCGGTGTTTTCAGGAATCTGTCCGCTGTATCCCCAAAGTAAAATAGGATAAGCCGGTGTGCAGACGTTAGAAGCGGCAGACATGGACTCTTCTGCGACAAAGCGGTTATACAGGAATCCAGATGTCGGCTTTTTAATATAAGTCACGACACACGAAGTTACTACGTCCGCCGCCGCAAATGTGATAACTCCGGTTGTGGCGACGATTTTGCATTCCCCTGTTGCGGGAGTGTCGTCCTTGTCCAGCATCAAACAAGCGTTGGTAGAGGTAGTTCCGGTAGCGTTGATAGCCTGAATAGCGATGGGGACATTAGTTAATGTAGCTGCGTTGGTCGTGGTGGTTTGAGATTCTTCCTGAACAAGATTATCCCAAACGTCTTTCCATGCCTGCGTGATGTAGGTTACATAAACCGTATCGCAGAGGTCATAGATATAAACATCGTCAATGGATAAAGCACTCGTCCCGGAAGGTGTGAAGGCCAATCCGCCTACGGTCGTTGCAGTGATATCCTCGGTGTAAGTCCCGTCCGCTGTCCTAATGGTTCCCGAAGCCCCGCCTAAGCCAATCGCAACTCCGCCGCTGGTATAACTGGACACGGTATAAACCGTCCGATAGGTATGCCCCACGGTCGCCGCAAACGCATCATGTGAGTATGTTTCAACCGCCGCACTTGAGGCTTTAACAGCTTTCCCGTCAGCGACAGACCAATTAGCTCCTGCCGTCCATCCTGTTCCATCACCAATAGCACCATTGGTTATTTCATTGGTAACAGGAAGAACAGATAAGGTCGCCCTTTCGCCTTCTGCAAAGATAGCGTCAGGTTTTGCTTGCCCATAGGTAATCGTAGCGCCGGATGTAGATAGTTTCAGGGGAGCGGCAGCGTGACAGATTGCCATGATGTAAGCAGGCGGATAGTTAAGGGTAATCTTTCCCGCGGCATTCGGCGTATGCTGTTCCTCATAGACAATCGGCGGTGCGTTTTTAAAGAGTTTCATTTTGTTATTGGTGTGATCGTAGGAAATCGAAAACCCTTTTTTAGTTTCAGGGATAAACGCTTCAATATTGTGCATCCCCAATTCCTGGTCGCTGTTAAAAGATTCGCCGCCAAACGGATAAGATGAGTCGAAGGCAACATCCGCAATAACGGCGGCCAAATCTCCAAATACATGATATTTTTTATTGCTTAATGTTA